CTGACGTTCACTCAGGTGCCGAGCTTCGTCGACCTCGCAAGCACGGCAGCCAGCCAAGGCGCGAGCCTCCTCGGCGTCCAAGATGCGGCCGGCCGCATCACGGGGACCACGGGCGAGACGGCGCTGGCCGAGCTGGCCGGGCGGCTGTTCGGCGCGGTGGCCGACAACGCCGGTGTGACCGCCATCACGGCGGCGCAGCGGGTCGACGGCATGATCGTCATCAAGCTGGACGACATGACCCTGTGGACCTACGACCTCGGCAGCGCGGCTGGTGCATCCAACTGGGTGCTGGCGCCCGACGCTGGTGCGGGTCGCTGGTTGCGGCGGGACGCGGAGCCTGGGCTGCTCCTGCCGCCCGTGGCGAACGACGCTGCGCTGGTAGCACTGACGGCGGCCATGCGCGTGGACGGCTCGTTGGTCGTCAAGCTCGACGACATGACCGTCTGGGCCTACGACCTGGGGTCGGCCGCGGCGGCCTCGGACTGGGTGCAGGTGCCCACCGACACGGTAGGCCGGTGGCTGCGCAAGGATGCCCCCGCTGGTCTCGTGCTCCCCCCGGTCGCCGACAACGCGGCCCTCATCGCTCTGACTGCGGTGGATCGCGTCGATGGCTCGCTGGTCGTGCAACTCGACACGATGGATCTGTGGGCCTACGACCTGGGATCGGTTGCAGGAGCAAGCGACTGGGTCATCGTTCCGACGGACGGCGTTGGCCGGTGGATCAAGGTCGATGCCGAGGCGGGCCTGGTGCTTCCGACGGTTGCTGACAACGCAGCACTCATCGCCTTGACGGCGGTGGACCGCATCGATGGGTCAATCGTGGTCCAGCTCGACACGATGACGATCTGGACCTACGACCTCGGCTCGGTGGCGGGCGCCTCGGACTGGGTCATCGTTCCGACGGACGGCGTTGGCCGGTGGCACCGGTACTACACCACGCTGGCCGACCTCGCAGCCACGACCGCGGGCCACGGCGGCGAGCTGGTCGGGCTGTACGACCCGACCAACGTGGTCACTGCGACGACGGTCGGCACGGGCGTCGTGGAGGCAGCGGTCAACATCGACACGATCCGACCCGGCAAGCCGATGACCAACCGGCTGCGCATGCTCGGCGCTCCCGGTGCCATCGTCCAGGGCGACACGGTCACCATCGGCGCCAACGTGTTCGAGTTCCGCGCGAGCACCCCGCCCGCAGGCGGGACCGCGGGGCGCATCTGGGTCTACCAGGGCGCCGACTCGGCAGCGAGCCGGGCCAACTTCATCGACGCGGTCAACGGCGTCATCGACGCCAACCGCATCACCTACGACGGTGCGCTGACCGAGACGTTCCTTGCTGCCGCGGGTGTGACCCTCGGCGACGTGTTCATCGTGTCGGCTGCCCTCGCGGGTGGCGCTCCGGTGCAGAGCGCGACGGCGACGGTGACGACCGAGGTGCTGACGACCATCACGGACATCTGGGACGCTGGCACCTGCTACGGCGGGCGGCTCCAGGTGGCGGTGCCGGTCGAGATCGTGACCATCACGCTGACGGCCGATCACATCGCGAAGGGCAACGTGCAGTTCCAGTTCATGACCGTGCCGGCTGCCTACACCGTGTTCAACCGGATGCGAGTGCAGAACGAAGCTACTGCGGTGGTCGGTAATGCGGTCAGCCTCACGCTGGCCGGCGGCGCCACCCCCAACAACCAAGCTGCGGACGTCGTCGACTGCATCCTGTTCGCGTAGCCGTGCCCCATGGGCTTGTTTTCGAGCGTAGCCAAAGCCTTCGGGCGCAAGGGCACCGTCACTCCCCCCCCGACGGTTGCTCTTGCGCCTGTTGTTCCCCAGCTTCCGCTGAGCCAGCAGTACCAGCGGATCGGGGGACACCTCACTCCGCTGCAGGTGTCGGCCATCATCCAGGAGGCCGACACCGGCTCTTTGACGAGACTGGTCGACCTCGGCAACGAGGTCAGGCAGAAGGAGTGCCACATCCAGTCGTTGCTCGGGACGCGCGAGGGCGCGCTGGCGGGGCTGCCGTGGGCGGTAGAGCCCGCGGTGGTGCCAGGGGCGGAGCAGCCGGCACCGGAGGACGTGTCGGTGGCCGCGTTCGTGGGCAACGCTCTCAGGCTGGCAGAGGGCAGGGGGCAGGAGAGCCGGAGCTTCATCGATACCATCAGCCATCTGGCTGGGGGGATCTACTTCGGCCATTCGACGAGCGAGATAGAGTGGGACGTGAACGGGGCAAACCTCGTCCCGGTGGGGTTCCGTCCCATCAGCCAGCGCCGGTTCATCTTCGACGATGACGGGCGCTTGAAGTGGTACGACGGATTCGGGCGCCGGGATGCAGTCGATCTGACTGCCCGCTATCCCGACAAGTTCATCACCCATCAGCCGCGGGTGAACGGCGACGTGCCGGCTCGAGAAGGGCTCGTGCGCGTGCTCATGTGGGCGGCGCTGTTCCGCAACTGGACGCTGAGCGACTGGATGAAGGTTGCGGAGCTGAGCTGGAAGCCCTGGCGCTTCGGCACCTACAAGGGCACGGCGAACCAGGAGGACATCGACGACCTCGTCTCGGCGATGGAGCGGCTGACGACCAACGGGTTTGCGGTCCACTCCGACCAGGCTGACATCAAGGTGGAGTGGCCCGAGCGGGGGCGCGGAGCTCGCAGCGGGCATGGGGAGTTGTGCGAGTTCCTGGCCCAGGAGATGAGCAAGTGCGTGCTCGGCCAGACGCTGACGGTGCAGCAGGGCGAGCGCGGGGCCAGGAGCCTTGGCGAGGTGCATGATCGGGTACGCCGGGACATTGCCGAGGCGGACGCGGTGGCGATGTCTGCCACCATTCGTCGTGACCTCATTGCGCCCATCGTGAGGATGAACTTCGGGACGGACGTGCTCATCCCGAGCTTCCGCTTCATCACCGAGGACACGCCCGACCTCGGGGCGCTAGCGCGCGGCGTCGAGGGGCTTGTCAGGGCCGGCCTGCGGATCCCCGCTCCCTGGGTGCGCGACAAAATCGGAATGCCGGAGCCCGGCGAGGAGGACGAGATCCTTGTCCCACCGACCACCAACCAAGCAGCCCCGCAAGACCAGCCGCCGGTCTCTGAGCCCGCCCAGGGCGTCCAGGGACCGGAGCCAGCACAGCCGTGAGGAAGAGAAAGACGAAGCCATGGATCTGTTCGTCAAGGAACTGAGCTTCAAGGGTCTCGACGCCGAGACTCGCTCGGCGTCGTTCGTGGCCTCGACCGAGGCCCAGGACGCCGACGGGGACATCGTCGAGCAGACCTGGCGGCTCGAGCGTTACAAGCGCAACCCGGTGGTGCTGTTCGCCCATGACAACCGCAGTCTGCCCATCGGCAAGGCAAGCGGTGTCGAGGTGAAGGATGGCCAGCTGGTAGCGGACATCACGTTCGCGTCGGCGGAGGCCAACCCGCTCGCCGAGAACGTGTGGAAGAGCGTGCAGGAAGGGACGTTGCGGGCGGTGAGCGTGGGGTTCCGGCCGCATCAGATCAAGAGCGAGCGACGGGACGACAAGGACGTGTATTTGCTCGGCGACAATGAGCTGTACGAGATCAGCGTTGTTCCGATCCCGAGCAACCCCGAGGCTCTCGCCCGCATGAAGGCACTGGCAATCGGGACGCATTTCGACCTGACCCCGCCGTGGGAGCAGGACAACAAAACCGCCGACGGCGGAACCGGAGACAAGGAAATGGAAATCGAAGAGATCCAGAAGGAGCTGAGCGCCGAGAAGGCGAAGGTCATCGCTCTGCAGGAGCGGTGTGCAACCCTCGACAAGGCCTTCGCCGACGAGCGCGAGAAGGTCAAGGCGTACGAGATCAAGGAAGTCGAGGGGCAGGTGGATGCCCTCATCGGCAAGAAGATCGCTCCGACCGAGAAGGCTGGCTTGCTGAAGCTCGCTGGGCTCGACCGTGGGCTCTTCGACGAGCAACTCAAGGCCATCGCCGACCGGCCTGACATGCATCACGTCAAGACGGTGGTCGGACCGGACCCCAACCCCAACAGCCTCCCCGCCGCCGTGGGTGACAACGGTGCCGGCTTCGAGGCCCTGGTCGGCCAGATCGGCTGAAGGAGACTGAACAATGAGCACTGCAACCGTCAAGGTTGGTTTCGCGACCATCGCCACCTACACGGTGGCGGCCGGTCAGACTGCAACTCTGGGCATGGGCGCGATCCTGAGCGGCGCCGATGATGCCGTGGCCACCGGGGGCGCGAACAGCGATTTCGTCATCGGCATCTTCCGCGCGACGGCTGCCGCTGCTGCGCGTGTGGATGTGACCCACTTCGGTCCCATCGAGCGCGTGCTCGTCGGCACTGGCGGGGCCACGCGAGGAGCGAAGGCTCAGATCGTGGCGGACGGGTTTGCTGACGCCCCGGCGCATGCCGCGGGAGCAACCGTGCGTTCCATCTACGGCATCTTCATGCAGAGCGGGGTCGCGGGCGACCGGGTCGGCATGATGCTCTGTGTCGGCAACCGCGAGAGTGCGTGACGAAGGAAGGATGACTACGATGAGCACCACCATCACCGGCGGCGAGACCGTTCGGAAGACTCTCCCACTGAGCGACACCGACATGCAGGAGGTCCAGCGCCTTCTGCGTCGTGGCCCTCACATCACCGAGGCCGACGTCCGCACGACGGATCCGCGCGTCAAGGCGAAGGTCGACGCGTACGAGGACTACATGGATCGCATCAAGTCGATCATGTCGTCCTCCAACCCGCGGGTGCAGGCCGAGTTGGCTCTGGCCAACAAGGGCTTCACGGATCTGCGTACCAAGGACATCGCCCCGGCGACCGTTCACCAGAACGCAACCCTGGCGAGCATGAGCGTCCAGTACGCCAACGAGGCGTTCATCGGCGAGCCGCTCTGCCCGGAGGTCCGTGCCGCCAGGCAGACCGGAACCTACTACATCTACGGTCAGAGCGACCGGATGCAGTACCCGGACGACGAGCTGGGGCCGCGGAGCCGAGCGAACGAGATCCAAGAGTCTCGCTCGACCGACACCTACGCATGCGTGCCGTACGGCTACGAGAACTTCGTCTCGGCGATGACCCTGGCCAACCAGGACGCGCCGCTCGACGAGATGATCGACCTGCAGGAGGCCATCCTCGAGGGCCTGCTATACCGACGCGAGCTCCGCATCGCCACGCTGCTCACCACGGCTGGCAACTACGGCGCGAACACCGCGGCCATCGCGGCGGGCAACGCGTGGAACACCGCCACGGGCGGCGATCCCATCGGTGACATCCAGAACGCCACCGCAGAGGTCTGGCAGGGGCGTGGTCCGAGCGATCTGAACTTCTTCAGCTCGCTTGCGGTCTACAACGTCCTGAGCCGCCATCCCGCGATCCTCGACCTGTTCAAGTACAACGGGTCGAGCCCCGGCCTGGCGACCCCGGACATGATCGCGCGCTGGTTCGATGCCAGCCGATACCTCATCGGCAAGGCACGCTCCGACGCCACCAACGAGGCGACCGCGGCGACCTTCACCCGCGTGTGGAGCGACGTGTTCGGCATGGTGCGCGTGGCTCGCCGGGCGAGCATCCGCAACGCGGCCTTCGCCTACACGTTCCGCCACGGCGCCCCCATCTCGCTGCAGTGGTTCGACGAGAAGGTCGGCCACGGCGGTGGGTACAGCGCCAAGGTGAGCGTCTCGGAGCAGCACAAGGTCGTTGCAGCTCCGACCGGCTACCTCATCACCGCGCCGACGCCGTGACGAAGCTGAAGCCATTGGCCCCCTCCCGGCCGGAGTCTCTCGAGGTTCCGGCTGTGGAGACGGGACTGCCGCCGTTGAAGCCCGACGGCCACAGTCGGTGGCTCAACCGCACCCCACGGGGCATTCGCCGTCCCGTGGGGAACATCCCCGTCGCGTACTGGCCGCCGGGGATCACCCTCTTGCTGCCCAACCGGGTAGCCCAGGATGCGCTCGCTCTGGGTCTCACGTTCAAGGGTGAGGTCGGATGACGTACATCGTCCAGGCTGACATCGAGAATCGTATCAGCGCCGAGGTTGCGCGCCAAATCCTCGATGACAACCTCGACGGGACGGTTGACGCCAACCCGCTTGCTCGCGTCATCGCTGACGCGGAAAGCTACGTCGAGGGGTTCCTGCGCACGGTATATGACCTCACCGTCATCCGTGCGCTGGGGACGGGTGCGCCCAACGAGATCAAGCGGCTCTG